AGGTAAAGCATTAGGATTATCTGGGTAGGCATTATGATGTGGATGATTCCATAATGCTATAGTATTTATATAATAAGTAGTTTTTAAAGCTGTATTATCACCAATATTAACTGATGGTAGTTCAATTACATATACTAACTCATTAATTAAAGGATAGTTTTTTATGTTTCCATATAAAGGACGAGCAAAAGGTAATAAAGATAAATTATTATTAATAGTTGGAATTTCAATATTATCATCATATAAAATAGTACCTATACTATTATCTTCACCTAATTCTTTATATTTAGGATGAGTTGAGTCTAAAATAATACTTTTAACCCTTACTGCTTTTATAGTACCTTCTAATTCTGATTTAGTATTAGCTAGTATATTACTATATGCAGTAGGATTAAATGTATTATTTACAGCATTTTGTCCCTCTCTAATTATAGGCATTACTTGTTCTCCTGTATTTTTTCAATCTCAGCCATTAACTGTGCTCTTTCTTCCTCAGATATACCTAAACTTTCAGTTCCTTCAGTAATATTAGACATAGCTCTTTGAATAATAGTAGCAATTTTAACTAACTGCTCATCATTCTTAACATCAATTTCTAGATATTCTTTAATTAAAGGTACAATTAATGTAGCGTCACTTATTTCTTGAACAAGAGGTTTTAACTCAGCTATTAAAGCTGATATTTGGCGGGACTTTTTCTTTTGGTTATCGTAAATTTCTTCAAGTAAATCTGAGAATGTTTTCTTACCAAACACTATTTTATTAAACTCACTCATATTTATTAATACTTATTTATGATAAATATGTTTTATTTAAATTTTATATATCCATACTCTAAGTAATGAGCATAGCTATTTTTAAATATAGAGTATAATATATTGGCTATTTTAGTGATTTTTGGAGTTTTAACGTCTATAATTTCTCGTATATAAATATATAACGCTTTTTTATTAAATATATCTAAATGTTCACGTTTACGGAATAATTCAAGAATAGCATCAGCTACTTTAGCATCATTTTCTTTAGGAAACAATTTAAAAATATTATTAGTACAATAATCTACATACTGATCTATAAACCAATATAATTGATCATTAGTACTGGTATTGTTATCTATTGTATATGAAAACTCTTCACTTTCATTAATATCCTCAATCATTATTTTATCAACACGCTTTTTGTAGTTTTTAGCGTTATCAATAATTAAATAACGCTTAGCTATTGTTCCAAAATATGAGTACGCTTTAGTACCTTTATTTGGGTTAAATAAATGTATTTTTGAAAGTAAAAATGTGATTACTTCATGTTGTAAATCTTCAATATTATCTACTTCAGTATAGTAAAATTTAAATGTATGTATAATATTTTCTGTAAGTTTGAAGAAGGCAGGATGTATTTTTTCATAATATATTCTACTTTTTTCTTTAGTAGATTCAGTATTATTATATAACACTATGGCTTGCTCAGTTTCAACAGTGAAGTAGGGTATTGACTTTTTTTTAACTTTAGCCATACTTATTTAGGTAATTTATATTGATTTAGAATATCTTGAATTTGTTTTACCATATCAAAGAAAAAACCAACCTCATCATCACTTTTAAATATACCTTTCTCATCAATTTCTTTTAATTTTTTATCAGTATAATAAATAGTTTTGCTTATACTATCAATATATTGTTTTTGAGAGAAAATAATATCTTCAGCTTTTTCATTTTTTCTTAGAAGGTTAATGGTCGTGAATAATAAAATCACGACCGAAACACTTAAAACACTGATTATAATTGTTATCATAGATTGTCTAACATATTTTTTAAACTATCACTTTTAATACTGCCTAAAGCTTTAGTTTTGGTTGATACTTTATTTGATTGTTGTTTTTTACCTGATAATGTATAATTGTTTTCTTGCTTAGGCAAATTACTTTTTAATTTAGGTAACCATTCTTTTTCAAATTCAATACGAGCAGCTAATAAATCAGCTTGATGAACAATATAAATTAATGAAGTGCGAGGTTTAGTTTCTGGCATATAATTCATTAAATAAGGTTTATTTGCTTCATCATATAAGCCATCATGTAATTTAATGGCTAACATTTCATTTTTAGTATATGTAATACCATGTTGTGTGAGTAAAAATAAGCCACGGTCAGGTACAGACATAAATTCTAAGCGGTCATTAAATTTATAATCTTCACCTAGTTTTTCTTTTCTCCATTGGTCAGTCTGAGGAATGTATGATTCATTTTCTTCATCTCCCATTTTACCTAGGTCATGATTCAAAGCTGAGAATACTAATTCTTCTAAAGTATAAGTAGTGGTATCAACTTCATATTTAACCCATACATTATGAATATCAATAGCACTATCTATAACTCTAAGAACATGTTCAACATATCCTCCTGGGAATGCATTATGATATTCTTTCTTATGAGCTGCAGGCATTAACATAATACGTTCAGCATATTTTTCATAAAACTCTTTAAGTTTAGTTCTACGAGGTTCTGAGATATAAGCGTCTATTCTAGACATTAATCTATCCCAATTTTCAGATATTTGTTCTGCTGTTAAATTCATATTATTGTAATCCAAATCCTTCCTCAGGTGATAAAGGTTCTTGTTGAATAAGTGATTTTACTTCTGCTAAAATTTCTTCAGTGTTCTCAATAGTTTTAATAAACTCTTGAATCGGTGCTCCACGGTTTACCATGAACCTAAGTGCTTTCAACTGCGCTTCAATATTCTCTATCTTACGTGTTGATAATTCTCTATATCTCATATTATTATAATTTATGTCTATCGTTATTCATCTGTATCCTAAGTCTCATATTTCTTGAGACCCGTATATATATTATATGGTATTAAGATACTAAAGCCAAATTTAAGTTAAACTTTGTTCAACTATATTTTTAATAGATAAAATAAAAGCACACTTTTCATATTCCTCATGTTCCTCAAAATATGATAGTGATAATTTTAAAGCTATTAAAAATTCATTACTAGCTTTATCTTTAATAACTTGTAAATCTGTTTCTTGTTCTATATCTAAACGTTTGAGAAAAACGTAGGATCTAGTGTATATAAGGTATTCTCCGGCATTAATAACGTCTACCATATCCAAATCAGGGAAGGCGGCTTTAAACACACTTATGTGGGCTAAATTAAAATTAGTATGATTCATTATCAATTTAATGAACATGCCTACCCAAAATGATGGGTGTTCACTAATATCTTTATATATTTGTTTTTTGATATTAGTGTCTTTATCATTATCAAACAACCCAAATATTTTATCAATATCCATAAACAAGAGAAAACCCTCAGTGTTATACTGAGGGATGGTGTGAAAGTATTATTAATTACTTTACTGAGTCAACAATAAATGTGTCCTGAGCAGCTGACTCAAGGGCCAATGAATCTACTTCAGATGATACTGAGGTTGAGTCATTTGTTGATTCTGTTGATTTGTTTTCTGTTGATTGGCAAGCTACCATAACCATGGCCAATACTACTAGTGTTACTACTTTTTTCATTTTTATTTGTTTGTTTATTTTAATTGTTTAATAATAAATATAATAAATATTTTTAATTAGGCAAATTTAATGTCCTCTATTTTAACCCCTGATATAGAACTGAACTCATTATTTAATTTATCAATAAAATATTCTTTAATTAATGATTCATAAGGAGTATTTGTAAAATTCTTAACTAAACCACTAGCAAATGATTTCCAATCTTTATCCCAATATATTTCTTTTGCTTTAAAAGTATTTAATAAAGTTTTTAAATTACGATTATTTGTGGCTAATTGATTTATTAATCCTCTATTAGATCTACTTTGACTAGTATTACCTATATTAATAAAATTATTTAGGAATAAAGATACTTTATATAATGTATAATCGTTTAATTCTAAATTAGAAATCATCTCTAAACCTAATTTAATATTAGATTTATCTTTACTATAAATCATATCTTTTAAAACATTTTCAACTTCATTATCTAGTTGAATACCTTCCTTATTAAGATCTGTAATTAGATTTTCATCAAAAACTATTTTAATATTAGGATTAGTTTTAATAAATGATAATAATTGTATTAAATCTACATTTTTCTTATTTCTATAATAAATTATATTATATACTTCTTTTTTAAAATGAGTTTTAACATATTTACCATATTTAGCTGATTGGGCTAAATGTTTAAAATACTCTTCATTAAAACATAACCACATATCAGCATTAGATTTTGGTTTATTTAAATTTTTAGTTGTGTAATTTTTATCTTTAGACCATTGTTTTAATAATAAATCTACCATCTCTTCATTAGCAAAATATAATTGCTGAGGATCAGTGAATAAATTATCTAGTAATAATAGATCTTTAATTAATTTTTTACTTAGAATAAAACAATTACTTTGTTCCATTCTAGAAGTACGTTTAATATTATTTTTACTCATGAATTCCTTTAGTTTAAAACGAGGTATTTCACTTGAAGAATTAGTATAAATAATATCTTTATTATTAACAGTATTGTTAGTTAATAATAGTTGTTCTATAAATGATTTTAATTCTTTAACAAATAATGGATCAAAAGCATATTGTTTTCCATAATATTGAAAAGATATAGAATCACCCCATTTATAATAATATAAACTATAAATTTCTTTTATTTCAAATTTATTACTCATAATTTTTATTTAATAATATATTTAACTAAATCTTTATTTAACATTAATGAACTGAATTTAGATGAATTTTCATTATAGATAGATTTTATCATTTGATAACAAATATCAGTCGCAAAAATATTTTCAGTAACAATTTTACCTAAACGATCAATAATTGTTTTTTCAATTTTATTTGTTTTAGAATAAAAACCTAAATAGTTAGTGATCCTAGTACCTAATGTTGAGGCAATATCTGCTCTATAATTCTTATCTTTACCTACTAAACCTTTTAAAGTTGTTAAAACATATTTCTCATCTTGATCAAATATATTTTGAGGTGTAATCATTTTATCTAATTTATTATTAATAAACATTGTAAATAAACTAGCAAATTCTTGACCAACACTACCCTCACCAATCATTTGAATTAATGGTAATTGGTCCTCAAATGATTTAATAGATGATATTGAATTAAAAAACATCACTATACTTCTTGCGTTCACTTCCTTAGTAACTAACTCAGGATGCATTAGTAAAAAGTTTATACAACGACCATCTAATCCATTTTCTTCAGCCCATTTACCCCAAGTATTTAAATCAAATTTTAGATTAGCTGAGATAAATCGTGTTTTTTGGGCTGTATCAATACTATTAACTAAATAATCACCATTATCAGGATTAGCAGTTAAAATAATATGCCAATCTTTAGGTAATTTCCAACTAATATATTGTTGACGATCTATTAGTTCCATTACAGCTTGAATAAACCTAACATCAGCTCTATTCCAATCATCCAATAATAATATACCTCCACTTTCTTTACCTGAAATCCATTCTGGTGGACAATAACTCATTCTGTTTTTAGAAGTTGATTTATAACCTAATTTTCTATATTCATCAAAAGCATGTTCATCAATCCATAATTTTTGTCCATCTAATTCCATTTCAAACTGACGGATTGGAAAACCTACTAGGTCACCTATTTCCTCAATTTGAGCTAAATTTAGTTTAACAAAGTTCAAACCTAATTCCTCAGCTAATTGAACAATTGATGATGTTTTACCAATACCTGATTCACCTACTACCTCAGTTGAAACTGATGGTTTATTAGTTTCTTGTAGAAACCGATTGTTGGTGATAATGTGTTTCAAAAAATCCTTTAATTCATTTGGATTTAATGATAATGCTTCTGTTTTTGATGATTTTTTAGCCATAACCTTTATTTTATTTTTATCTTTTTACATTGTAAATATAACATCTTATTTGGGCAATTCCAAATTTTTGAGTTTCTTTCTTCTTATTAGTGTAGCAGTTTTATCAATTTCTTTCATCACTTTAAAGTAATTATCAGCATTTTTTCTATGAAATAATTCTTCTAGATCTTCCCAATGTTTAAATTGTTTACCAACTCTAGTATCAAAAGCGTATTTTGTCTTAAATGATAAAATAATTGATGGATGAACTAATTTTAATGGGAATGTAATATTATCTGATGTTTGGTATTTTACTTCAATAATATCTCTTTCAGTCAAAAACATTTCATTAAAAAAATCTACATTATATTCATATATTTTTGCATTAAACAATTCAGAATAACTCCATTTAGAAAACAATAATAATTTTTCATTTTTTAATAATGAGTCAACTAATATTTCATCACCATAAGGATTACCTTGTCTAGATTCTAGATTAAAAAAATTAATTATAGAAGACATTTCTTCCTCAGTAAATCTTTCAGTTAAAGCAAAATCTAAATCTGGTTTACGTTGATCTAAATCATACTTGGTTAATTGAAGTAAATTTAAGGCTAAACTTCCTCCTAATACTATTTTATCTGAGAATTGAGAATAAGCTAAAATTACATCTTCATACTTTTTAGGTAAAGTTGATTTAACTAAAATCCCAGGTAAATCCTTAACCATACTAATAGCTATACTACCTATATTTAAATTAATATTTTCCATTATCTTTTAATTTGAACTTTAGCACCTGGTAAATGATCTCCTATAGATCCGTTTTCACTAATAACCCATAATATAGGTCTCGCTGGTGGAGTTTCAGGAGTAGTACATTCACCATCAGTTAAATAAATAATATTTTGGTATTTACCTTTATGTTCTTTTAAATAAACCATTACTGGTTCAAAATCTGTTCCTCCTCTACCTTTAACTTCTATTTTATCTTTTTGTTTGCCATCATATTTATAAACTCTTTGAATAGCCGCGTCACACTCAATAATATCTACTTCAGTACCTGTTTTATAGATATGATGTATTTCATTGAAAAATTCCTCTAAGTCTTTATTACTAACTGAACCTGATGTATCAATAGCTACTAAAGTGTTTTTACGTTGTTTAATTTTTAATGCGGGATTACCTGCAAAACGTTTGTTTAACTTACGTCTTGTTTTCTTAGTATATATTTTAGTAGCCATACCATTAAAACGTCTTAAATAAGATTTCCAATCAATAACTGGTTCTATTATTTCAAATAAACCATTAATATAATCAGATAATTCTGCAGGTATGGTACCTCTACTTTTATTAATAGTCTCTGCTACTTCTTTTAATTGGTGATCAATTTGTTTACCTAATAACTTTTTATCAGCATCACTCATACCCTCAAACTCTTTCCACATTTCATGAGAACAAGGTACAGTCATAGTTGATCCATCACCTAATGTTACTGTTATTTCTTTTCCATCATCAGCTCCATTTAGAGCTTTTAACATATTAGCAACATCACCATCAGGATTATTTTTTACTTCTTGTTGTAATAAATCATAATAAACTCTAGTACCTGCTTTTTTAGGTAAATTAAGTTCTTTAAATGGTGATTTATTTATTTCTAATCCATCCCACGTTTTACCTTTCCATTCATTTTCAATAAATTGATTTATCTCTAAATCTGCAGCTATATTTAACATTTTTTTATCACCATAAGAACTTAAATTTTCTAAATGATGGAAAGCAATATGTAGTAATTCATGTTTTAAAATAGCTACTTTAGTATTTTCATCTTGTTTAGACCAAAACTCAGGATTGATCATTAAAGCAGTATTTATATTTTCTTTACAAACACAAGCTGTTTGAATACTTTTATTCAATTTTTTATTCAAACTAATTAAAAATAAACCATAAAATGGTTCTTTAAACATCAAAGTTTTAGAGTATTTTGCAATCTCAGCATGTATATTATCTATCATATCTTATTTATTTTTTATGTGTGAATATTATAATTAAAAGAGTTGTCATTATAGTTCCTATAGCAACTAAAATACACCATAAAAATTTTAATATTAATTTAACTATAAAATCTAACCATTCATTTGAAGGAAATAGATTTAATTTATCAATTTTTTCTACTCCTAAAGTAGCTAAATAAACAGTATATATCGCTAAAAATATTAATAATAAAATTCCTATTATTGTCATAACCTTTATCTTTACATCTTAAATATAACAAAAGGCCCCTGAGGGGCCAAATGTTATTTTTGTAATCAATTAATTAGCATATTCAAGAGCCAACTTATATAACTCTGAATTTAATTTTATATCTTGTTGGAAGTTCTTTATCTTCCTAGCTTTACGTGTTCTATTACCATAACTGTAATTGAACATACCATGTGTCAATTTTTCTTGAACTACATTATACACACTCCACAAATCAGAACCTTTATCCTCAGGACGAGTTGGTGTTAACAATTCATTTAAATCAATTGTTATATTTTTAACTTCATCCTCATTAAAACGAACTTCAAGTGCTTTCTTAGCAAAATCAAGAGCTGCGTTTTGGTTCAATTCAATTTGTTTGAATTTATTCATTGACTCAATTGTTAATGGAAGTTTCTCAACCATTGATTTAATAGTTTCTTGTAGTGTTTCAAAATCATAACCCATATGACGAATTTTCATATCCTCAAAATTCTTGTCTGAAACAACCAAACCATTTTCACAAACCATTCTAAACAATCCAGCTGTGAAAGTAAAAGCATTTTTACCATCATGACTATTAGTTAAAAGAATTTGTGGGTAAACATTATCTCCATCTTTACCTTCAATGATTAAATCATTGTTACGGAACACTACAAGGTGTTTTTGGAAACCTACTCCTTTGCGAGCGCGTACCTGTTTACAATCAATAACATTCCAATTTAACAAAGCCATATCATCAATAATACGCTCAGTTGAAATGTGTGAATACTTAGTTGAAGTTCCTGGAGCTGAAGTAGCTGTAAAAATTGAACTTGCTTTTTCTTTGATTTGTTCTTTAGTTAAGAACGTGTTGTTTTGAATATTTAACATAACCTTTATTTTTTAAATTTACATCTTAAATATAACATCTTACTCCCCAGGAGCCAAACTCTCCACATCAAATGTTTCCCATTCACGTTTTTCCATTGGAGTTGGTGTGATTAAGTGTTGTATTTTCTTACCTTCAGGTTCTTTACATATAGTATTAGTCATGTAGTAATAAACAGGACCATTATATTCATCATGAATAGGATTATTATCCTTATCCCAAGTAGTTATTCTACGTTTACCACTATAAGCTCTGAATTCTTTAGGTATAACTCTATGCCATTTATCCATAGAATCAACATATATTTCTAAACATTTCCATGATTCAAAATCATAGACAATTTTAACTGTGTTACCTTTTTTCTCACTCATAACTTAAATGTAAGAAAGGCTCCCTGGGGAGCCAAACTTTTCTTACATATCAAAATTATCTATAAAATCAGGGTATTCTTCTTCCATTACTTTATATCAGCACTCTCAATTAAAGTATAGGTGAATGATGGACCATGGATTTTAGCTGCTTCACGAGCAATAACCATAAACGCTTCAAAATCAGCTGCCTTCTTAAATACTTGACATCCTTCTGACCAGTTTTCAACATAAGTTGAATCAACACCAGCTTTATGGATATTAATACCAAAGATACCTTCTTGGATTTTAGACTCATCATAAGTCATATCTTTGTTAGCATCACGATATACTTTTACTGGTTTAGCTTGTTTTAAAGCCTCATACTTACCTTGATGTAAACCAAGTGTATGTGAACCACGATACTGTCCTTCAACTAAACGAGCAACACCTGCTGCGTTATGAAATTCTTTTACACCTTTAGTACCAGGATCAGTTGTACAAGGCCATTGTTTAAATACCCAGTTACCTCCTACTTTGTAAGATACAGTCATTGTATCATCAAATACATTAGTAACTTTATTACCAGTTGCTGAGTTTCTAACTCCTACAATATTAATATCATAGTCTTTAGCTCCTTCAAACCAAACATAACCTTTTGCTTTAACAGCTGCTTCGATTTGTTCTCTTGTGTACGCCATAATTATAAAATTTATTTTCTATAAATATGGCATGCTCCCACCCCTTGCCTACTTTAATATGTATATACAAATATATTATCTTGGATCAAATATCACAGGTATTGTATATTGACGAGTCACACGAGTACCCCAATCAGAATTAAATTTTACCTCGATCAAAATATTGGCAGTATCACCAATCATAGCTTGATTGTAAAATATATTACATTTAGGATTATAATTATAACTTGAATTAACACCCATTAAAGTAGGAGCATAAGGACAAGTAAAACAAAAATGTTTTGATATCTGATATCCCACAATATTAAGTGGTGGTTGTAATTTAGCAATATCAACCATAGTATAAGTACGAGTACCAATTGGAATTGGATCCTGAAAACGTCTATCTCTATATAAACCTAAATGAGAATATACTGGGTATCTATATTGAATAGTATCAAATATAACCCAATAATCGGAATCAAAAGATGTTTCAATTAATGGAACACCATTAACAACATAATATGAAACTAATTCATCTAATTTTCCTGTAATTGAAAAATAATTAGGCCCCCAAAACGGAACATGCCAGTATCCGTTAGCATCTTTTTTAGCAGTTGAAGGTATTTCAACCCAAAACTCGGCTCCACAATTACCATTTAAACATGGGTATGGATAAGTAAGTTCGTCTTTTTTACATGAAGAAATTACTAAAATAAAGAATATTAGAATAAATCTTCTAGTTGAATTTTTCTCAAACCAATCCCTAATATATGAGTTAGGAAATGTTTTGGGTAACCATTTTTTATTTAAAAAATCTATAATCATAACTAAATTTATTTTACGTTTAATTAATTCTTTGTCT